ATAATTCGAACCGCGCGGTTGCGCTAGCGCCAGGTCGCATAAAGGCAACAATTACTTGAGCCTCGAGAACCTCAATCGGCTGCGCGATTTGACCGGCATGGGTCACCGGACTCTGCAGGCCAGGCTTGCGTCTTTGACGCCAGCCCGAGAAGGCAAGTCCCTGCTTTACGAGTCTCGAGATGCACTGCCACTGCTGTATCAAGTCAGAGATGTCGCACGGCGTTATGATCTGGAAGAAGAGCGTGCGCGTCTTTCTCATCATCAAGCCAACCTGGCTGCACTCGACGAGGAGGTGAAAAAGAAAAACCTGATTCCAGCCGATGTGGTGCTTGAACGCTGGCAAACCGTCATCGCCAACGTGCGCGCTCGCCTGTTGTCGATCCCAAGCCAGTTGGCGGCGACGTGCGAGAACGCACCGCGCCAGCAGATCGAAGACAAGGCAAGCGACATGGTGCGTCTGGCGTTGGAGGAGTTGTCCGATGCAGATTCTTGACCGCGTCGAGCGCCAAGCCGTCCACGTCTTTCGCCCGCCGCCGAAGCTGACGGTGAGCCAGTGGGCAGATGCGTATCGACGGCTGTCACCAGAAGCAAGTGCAGAACCGGGCAAGTGGGACACGCAGCGGGCACCGTACCAGCGCGGCATCATGGACGCAGTGTGCAATCCCGATGTCGAGATGGTGGTTGTGATGTCGTCTGCGCAGGTCGGCAAAACCGAAGTGGTGCTGAACATAACCGGCTACCACGTTGACCAAGACCCGTCGCCGATGTTGATCCTGCAGCCTACGTTGGAGATGGCCGAAGCCTTCAGCAAAGACCGGCTGGCGCCGATGGTGCGCGATACGCCGGCGCTGCGTGGCAAGATCAAAGACCCGCGCGCCAGGGACTCTGGGAATACTCTGCTGCACAAACGCTTCCCTGGCGGTCACGTCACGATGGCCGGCGCAAACTCTCCAGCATCTCTTGCATCCCGGCCGATCCGCGTAGTGCTGTGCGACGAAGTGGACCGCTATCCGCCGAGCGCCGCGGCCGAAGGCGACCCGGTCAATCTGGCGAAGAAACGCACCGCAACGTTTTGGAATCGTGTTGTGGTGCTGACGAGCACACCGACGATCAAGGGACTGTCGCGCATCGAGACTGCCTACGAGCAGTCCGACCAGCGCAAGTACCACGTACCCTGTCCGCACTGCGACACGCATCAGGAACTGCTCTGGCACATGGTGCGATGGGACGAAGACGACCCGTCGAGCGCGCAGATCGCCTGCGAGCACTGTGGTGCGCTGTGGACGAATGCCGAGCGCATTGCGGCAATCCGGGCCGGACGATGGGTGGCAACGGCAGACTTTGACGGCACCGCCGGCTTTCACCTGAGCGAGCTGTACTCGCCGTGGTCGACGCCAGCACAAATGGCAAAGGCGTTTGTGGATGCCAAGCGTGCCGGCACCGAGCAGCTCAAGACCTGGGTCAACACGTCACTCGGGCAGAGTTGGGAAGAGCGCGGAGAGACCGTGGACCCGGAATCGCTTATGGGTCGACGCGAGACATTCCCGGATCACATACCGCACGGCGCGGCAGTTCTGACCATCGGCGCCGACGTGCAATCCGACCGCATCGAACTGGAGCTCGTCGCGTGGTCAGCCGACGAGGAGTCGTGGTCAATCGACTACGAAATCCTGCCGGGTGACCCGACGCAGGACGATGTGTGGCGGGATCTCGAGGCGTCGATCAGCGCAAAGTACATCGGCACTGGAGGCAAAGCGCTGTCGGTATCGCAGGTCTGTGTTGATGCCGGCTATCTCACCAAGCGTGTGCAGACGTTTGCGGAGCGCATGGGTCAGCACGTCGTGCCGGTCATCGGTCGCGCCGGACCCAACCGACCCATCGTCGAGACTAGCCTGCAGCGCATCAAACGGCTGCGCAAGCGGCGCACCACAGGCGTCAAAGCAGAGCTGGTCGGCGTCGACGAAGCAAAGGCGATGATCTACCGGCGACTCCCGCTTCTACCAGGCGGCGCCGGCACCTGCCACTTTCCGGACGACCGCGACACCGAATACTTCGATCAGCTCACCGCGGAAAAGCTTGTCACCAAATACAGCAAAGGCCGTCCGATCCGCGAATGGGTCAAGACCCGCGAGCGCAACGAGGCGCTCGACTGCCGTGTTTATGCGTATGCGGCTTTCCTGCTGATCAAAAACCGCTTACCACGTTCTATACCGGACAAAACGGTCGAAGAAAAGCTCACCGAAAAAACTACAGCGAGGTCCCAATGGAAACAGCGTCGAATGCTGATTCGGTAGCCGTCAACGTCAATCAGGAACCAGCGCGGGTGGTGCTCTCGCCACTCACCGGCAAGCCGATCTTTAACCTGTCGGCAATGGATCGATGGGTGCACCCGACCGGAAACCAGCCGCAATCGGTATGCGTTTGGGCTCTTGGACCAAGCAAGCACAACGGCCTGGAGGATACGACCAAGCACGAACCGCCAAAGGAAATCATGGACTGCGACGAGTACTGGGGCATCAACGGCGGCGTCAACTGGTTCGGCGGCATTTGTGCCTATGACGTGCTTTGGGTGATGGATCACCTCGACGGTGAAGCCGCCAAAGAGCCGCAATATGCCGAGTACATCAAACGATGGATGACGCGACATGACTCTCCGGTGATGACATCGCATGCCGGCACTTGGGGCTTGCACAAACAGATCCACGAATACCCAGTCCATGCAGTCGAGGACTTCTACTGCCTGCGTCAGCCGTACTTTCACAACAGCATCCCGTACATCATTGCTTATGCCGGGGCAATCGGTGTGCAGCGCCTCGTGATCTATGGCGCAGACTACAGCCATGAGTCGCTGAAAGGGCGCGAGGAGGACCGTCCCTGCGCGGAGTACTGGTGCCGGGCCTACGAGCAGCTTGGTGGTCTGCTGCAGCTTCCGAGCAGCTCGACGCTCAAGAGCACCAACAAAGGGGTCTGGTACTACGGATACCCGCGCACACCGAAGAGGGCGCAATCATGAAACGCAAGACCCTCCGCTACGTCGTGCACATCCCGATTGCCGAGAAAGAGCGTTTCGAGCAGTTTGTCCAGGAAGTTACCCGCGAGAAGCGTTGCGCTCGGTGCGGCCAGCCGTTTCATTTTCGCCGGAATTCGCAACGATTCTGCAGCGGCACTTGCCGAATGGCGTACTACGCAGGCGCCAATCGCAAGGCTGAAAAGCCTGAATGAAAAACATTTGGACAAGACGTTGGGACCCGGCGATCTGGCAGGACCGGGATGGCGCGCACATGCTGTGCCTGTGCACAGACTATGAGCGCCACAACCAAGGAGGCAAGTGGTGGCAGGATCACAATATCCTGCAGTACAGCCGAGGTGAGCGCTTCGACGATATGGAGGTCATCGAGGAGTACACACCGCCGAACGGGTACATTTGGACGGCACCGTCGATTCTTCACCTCGGCGGAAAGACGCTGGTGGCTGCAGGGCTGAACATCGACGGTGGACTGCCAGACCAGCGTCTGTACTTCTTCGAGCTTGGCAAGCCGGATAAGCCGATCGGAAATCCGCCGCTACCGACGAAGCACCTGACCTACAAAGGCTGCGGCGCATGGCGGGATCCACAGATCTTTCGTCATGGTGGCCGCTGGCTGATGACAGTCACCACTGGCGGATTCCGCTGGGGCGGACGTCCGAACGTCGTGCTGTTCGAGGCCGATGACCCGCTCGGTCGCTGGTGGGACCTTGGCCCGATCGTCGACCCGACTATCAGCACGCTGTTCGCTGAGATGGAGCGCCCGCAACTGCATTATGTCGACGGTCGCTGGCTGCTCTGGTTTTCCTGCTGGCCTTCGCGTCATTTCACGCCAGCGGCGCCGGACGCGCGTCAGTTCATGTTCGCGAGTCCCTGGGACGATCCGACGGTGATCTCCCGCGCGGTTGCCAATCTGTCCGGCGCTTACGGCATGATCCTGGCACGCGAGTACTGTGGAGGCTGGGTGTGGACCGACATCAACGCCAACAAAGGCGATGTAAGAATCTGGCATGCTCCAGACTTGATGGACATGGTCCGCAAGGAGCTGGCTCGTGAGCTGGCAGACCC